GGAATATAATGCGATAGGCGACAAATTAAAATAAAGAATAACTAGAATTGTCAGCCACTTCTGGGCTATTCAGATACTGGCGAATTGTAATACTCAGTTTATACGCCAGATATAAACTGGAAGTGCAGCATCTACTCTGAGCCGAAACCTGCAAGGCTATAGATTAATTATAACACAACTTGTATAAACAGCGTGTATTATTTACTGTTCTGTTAACCCAGTTACTCTAGCACCTTGTCGTGCAGCTCCACCTACAGGTGAGAACAATGACTCTTCACTAGCTTCTAATCTTTGTATTCGCTCAGTAACATCAACATCACCAAATATTGCTGCTTCAGTAAATTCATCTAGGGTAATAGCATCTGCATCTGGTTCTGTTCTAGCAGACAGCTCTGCTAATCTAGGAAGTTCTGTAGCTGCTGCAGTAAACAATTGTCTAGCTTCTCCTTGTGTTATTCCAGCACCTCTTAATCTATCAGCTACTGTAGTAGAAATATTAAATCCAACTTTAGCTGCTTCGCCACCTATTTGTGCTGAGGTTATTCTTCCAGCTATAATTTCTTCTCCTACTTCAGGGTCTAATGATGCTAAAAATATTGCTTCAGGGCCTAAGTCCATACCATAGTTGTCTTTATAAAATGCTTGTACCTGTGGTATGTTGTCTTTAATTCCTCTATATACTGCTGTTATTCTTTGTTCAAATTCTCTAGCTGACACTTCACCTTCAATTAAACTAGTAAATCTTGTAGATAATAACTCTTCTGTTGTAGCTCTTGGTAAACCAAACTCAGCAAGTGTTCCTATGTAACTTTCTTTTAGGCCTTGATATGTAACTTCATCAAACCTTACTTGGCCGTTAGGTAAAACATTACCTGGAAAATTATCTTTGTATAATTGTGTTTGCCTAACTTGAGATATAGCTATGTTTGCATCTCCTGTTTCTGCCCATTGTGAAGCAAAAGCATTTAATACTGCAGGTGGCATATTGGGATATAATGATTGTGCTAATAATAAATATTGTTCCATTATTGATTAGCTCCTAAATTTTGTAATATTGAACCACTACCTAATGCTTGTTGCAGTGCTTCAGTAGCTTCTATAGTAACCTGATTGTTACCCATCTCTAAACCTTTACTTCTTAATGTAGCAGTACCTGTAGTGAAATCATTAGTAGCTACCATATCTTGCCACCAAGATTGTGTTTCATCTGCTGCTTCACCCCATACTGATGTAGTAAGATTTCTCCAAGGTGTAACAATATCTTCATATGTAAGTTCTGGATTTGTATATTTAGGAAATAAACCTAACCTATTATTTTTTAATTGTTCTATTAAAGCTGCTTCATAGTCAGGGTCATTTCTTAATCTACCTGCTCTTTCAGATACTTCTGCATCTGTTAACTTACCAAAGACTGGGCCTAAGTATTGTGAGTATAGCTGTCTTACTCTGTCTTCTTTTTCAGCTGTTCTTTCTAGGCCTTGTACACCAGCTGTAGTTACATAGTTTGTAAAATCTGTATCTCTTACACCAGACCTAAATGGGTCTGCAAATAAAGCTAACTGCTCTGATGTGTAAGATTCTGTCCATTGACCACTTACCCACTTGTCTGCAATCCAACTAACTAAAGCATCAGGTGGAGCTTTCTCTTGTCCTGTTGCAGAATCAAATCCACCAGTAACTCCTGCTGCTTGTAATGCTCTACTTACTTGAATCTTGTAATCGTTTTTTAAAGCTGTAGCTGTAGATGGGTCAGCATAGTAGGTTCTTAACCATTCTCTCTCAGCTTGTGAATGTTCTTGATACCAGTCTGTTACTCTCCACTCTGCTTCACTTACTTCTCTGCCTTCTAATGCAGCTTCAGCAAGTAATGATATAGATTGTTTATCTAATAACCAAGGTGCAATCTGTGCTTGTGTAGTTAGATTATCTACAAAACTAGCAAAAGGATGTGGAGCTTGGCCTGTGTTAGGGTCATTACCTGGTAATTCAGAAGTGTTACCAGCAACAATAAAGTCATCAATCTCTTCTTCTGTCATAAAGTAATTTATTTCGTAAGGTGCATCTTGAGTTAAGATACCTGCTTTATACAAGTCATTAAATCTAACTTCATAGAACATTCTTATTGGTAAACCTTTATACATTGTTCCTGCACCTGGCACTGTGTACATAAGATATAATCTATCTTCATCTGACTGTACTAATACAGCACCTTCAGGTATGTTGTTAAATTGATTCATTGTTGTTGAACCAGGAGAACCTGCTATTCCACTACCTTGGCTACCACCTTCTCCACCACCTTGGCCTCCACCTTCTCCACCACCTTGGCCACTACCATCATCTATTGGAACACAAGCCTGTATTGATTCATCAAATGTATATCCATCTGGACATTCACCTGTTGTTACAACTTCATCATTGTTATCACCAGAACCTAAATTAGGATTACCTGTTTTATTACCTGATACAGATATATTATTAACTGTTCCAGCTTTTAAACTATTAACTGCAGTTTGCCCTCCTGGTGTTGAACCAAATGCAGAATTTTCTATTAACTCAATGCTTTCCAATAAAGACATATATCTTTGACCTGATGGTGTAACTCTTGCCCAGTCAGAATCTTTTACATCAAGTGAATTTTTTACTTTATCTAAATCAACTATTATATCTGCTGGGTCTGGTTCTACCTCTGCTTCTGCTCTTCTTATTTCAGCAGGTGTTAAATTTCCATTTACAAAATCTCGCATAGCATCATCTTCAGAACCATAACCTAAAAATTCATACCAAGTATCTATGCCGTAACCAGCTTCGCCAGGTTTAAGTGGACCAGAGTCAGGGGTTTGTTTGTTTGCTTTGCCTTCATCTTGTGCTTTATTAATATTTTTTGATTCTAAATTGTATTGTTTATCTAAAAAATATTTTTGTGATGATGTAAGCCTAATGTTATTAGAAGCATTTAATTTTATAAGTTCTAATTTTTCTGACAGTGGTGCATTCTTTAAGGCTTCCCATTCAGCTTCTGTGTAATCTCTACCTACATTACGAGATATTCTTTCAGACAGTGTGCTACCAGCTACTGGTCTTTCTTCTCTAAAACCCATAGCTGATTCAATAACTTCTTCTACTGGCTTCTCTTCACCTTTAGAACTTGTTACTGTTTGTCTAGCTTCATCATAATAAGTAACATCTTTTGTTTTAAACTCTGGTAATTCAGAAGTAAGAACCCATCCTTCTGCTTCATATACACGAACTAATTTCTCATCTACCATAGAGTAAGAACCTTGAGGTGTACGCATTTGTACTAAAGCCATTACATAGCTCCTTCTGGTATTTCAAACGCTATATCTTTTCTGTTAGGTGTAAGCTCAGCTATAATTTCTGCACCATACTTTGCTATCTCATCATTAGCAGGTACAACTTCTCTATTAGTTAATGTGTAATCTTGAGAACTAAGTTTCATAACATTGTTATTTGGAGCATCTAACATTTCACCTTCAGGGTTATATGCTGTTGTAAAGAACTTATCTTTGTTTCTAAGTTCTGCGTAGGCCTGTAAACCTAAATCTTTTTGTGGTTTTTCTTTTTCTGTGTTGTAAGTATTCATAACTTTGTTTACATAAGTTTCCATATTAGGACCAAAACCTTCTATGTTTTCTACATTACCTACAGATTCTATACCTTGAGCTAATGCTTTATCTGCAGCACCAGGACCACCATACCAAGCAACTGCTACTAAATCCCAAGAACCATATTTGTTGTAATACTCTTGTAATTTATTTCCTGCGACTATGTCTTGTATAACAGGTATTCTCCAATCAGCACCTTCGTATCCTGCTTGTTCTGACCATACTGGCCAATTAATATCTAGTATTCCATAAGCACCTTGTGCTTGTACAGTCTGTAAACCATTGTTAGTCATTGTTTGTGTAGGTGTATGTTCTTTTTGATAATCACCACCAGCATTTTCTTGCTGTCTGATAGCTTCCATAAATGCGTATAGTTCGTTATTTACTTCCATATTATGCTGGGCGTTGGTTAAGAGAAGCGAAAATACTAGCCCTAGTACGCCTGGTATCTGCATTTTCTCCTAACCTTCCTTCTTCATTTTTTATCATTTCGTTAAATCCAAACTGTGTTCTTGCTAATGGGTCTATCTCCGTAAGGCCTTCACTGTCTATCTTAGCTTGTACATTCTCCTTTGAATAGTTTCCAAACTCACCTGCAAGTAAACCAGTACCTGATACATCTTGTTGTCTTGTTGCTTTTTCTAAATCTACTGATTGCGTATAGGCCTGTTGTGCTTCTGAATACATTGTATTAGCAAGTAGTTTTAATTCGTATGGTTGTGGGTCACGATTAACTCTTCTTCTAAACATACTTACTATTGAGTTAGATACACTAGCAAAATCAGGTGGTAGATAAGCTGCACTATCTGGGTACTTAGGTAAAGGATTTAACTCATATTCGTTTAATGCTTGTTCCCAAGCTGAACCAGTTACCTTTTCTTCTTCTGTTACACCTCTTCTGTTAACTGTACCAAGGATAAATGACATAGCTCTTTGTGTAGTTGGCCCCCAATCACCAGCAATAAATGAAGCATCAGTTTCTAAAATACCTGCATTTATTAATTGTGCTTGAATACCTGCTATTGTTTCTTCACCTAAACCAGCAAAGTTATCTATTAATTCATTTTCTGTGTAGTACTCTGTAGCAGATTCTCCTCTTGGGCTTACATATCCTGCAGTTACACCTATTGGAGAAGAACCTGGTTGTACCATACCAAATTCATTTATGGCAGATTGCATACTTAAATCGTATGTTCCTAAAGAATCTATTGATTCATCTTCATCTAATGCTAAGTTAACTAAATATTGAGGTACACCATATGCGAGTAAATAACTAGAAGCTGTGTTTATATCTGTTGCTGTATTAATTGTTTCAAATTCTTCTTGTGTTAATGTAATTTGATTTTGACCAGCTTGTTGTTGTGAGTTTACATACCTAAGTATCTCTATAATTCTATCTACAAATGTTGATGTTTCCATTATTCGTTTAACGCCTTTAACAACTCTTCATCCTCATACTCTGCTCTTAACTCTCTTTCAAATACTTCTTCTAGTAAAGCCTTAGCTTCTGGGTATTTAACACCAATTTGACTTTTAACATTACGCAAATGTTTCCTGAAAGGTACAAGTTTAGCTGATGTTCTAAAGGAAGTAGGTAGATAATTGCTACCTGCTATATTAGTTGTCACCTCTATAACTTTATCTCTTTCTTTAATATATTCTACCAGTGCTTGTGCTACAGGTTGTTGTTTTAATTCAGGTATTATTTCATAAGTTACAGGGTCAAACCAGGTATATAGTTCCATAATTATTTCATCTAACTCTGGTTTCTTAGTTGAACCAGGTATTGATAATCCATATCCATAATACCTAGATGCTATCTCTGCTTTTTTATTTCTTTTAGCAGCAGTAGATACCTTGTCTGTTTTATTAACTAAGTCATTTCTTATTAACCAGGCCTCAAACTCTAAGTTACCAAGAAGAATGTTTTTGGCCCTTTGCCATTGTTCTGGTGTTCTTGGTGCTCTTTCACCTTCTACTATTTGATTCCAGTAAGCATCGTAAGAAAACTCTGCATCTGTTTCATCAATTAAAAATCCATATGTTAAATCAAACTTATCTACTAAGTCTGGGTTCTGTCTTTCCCATTCAGCACCATCTGCAGTGATAGGCCTTTTCTTAATTGTTTCTGTTTTAGCAGTTGCTATAGCTATAGGGTCAAAACCAAACCTAGTTGTAAACTCTGTCATAGCTTCATCTATATTTCCTGCTGAGTTAGATATATCTCTCCACTCTTGTGCTAATGTTTCAAACAAAAAGAAGTTACCAGTTTTATCTGTTATTTCGTATTTTGGAGATGCAGGACCTGCTGGGCCTAACCATTGTGCAAAAGCTCTAAACATAATTATATTTTGTGCATAGTCTGCAGCAAGGTCTAATGCTTTTTGTGCTTGTGCTGGTGACTCATCTGATACTTGTTCAGTTAACAACAAGGCCTTATACACTTCAATAGTTGTGTTATTAAACATTCTTTTTGTTTCATCTGTATTTTGCATAAATGCTGTAGCAAATTTTCTAGCATAACTAGGAAATGGAGCTAAAGCTGTAGCTATTTCGCCAGGTGTTCCAGCTCTAGGTGGTGAAAAGTCACCGAATAATATAAACTGTGCAATACCTTCTGGTTTAAATATTTTAAACTTTTCATTTAAAAATGCTGCAGGTACTGTAATAGTTGGACCAAATCCAGGTATTACATTAGCTGCTAAGTTAATAGATTGTAGGTAAACAGGCATATTTACTTTTACACCATTCTCTTCTAAATCTTTAAACATCCATTTTCTTAATAGGCCTGACCCTGGGTAATTAAACATTTCTTGTTGTGTAAGTGGGTCACGATAAAAGAAACCTTTTTGGTCATCATCTTCAAACTTTGCACCTTCTTTTCTACCTGATTGTATTATTTGTTGTGCTCTTCTTAAAGGCCTACCTCTTTCCTGTGCAATAATTCTGCCCCAAGTTGTAAATATTTCTACGAATGCTTCACCGAAAGGAAATAATGCTCTAGTAGAATTACCTAATCTTGTTCTAGTAGTTACATCATAAAGAAGTTTTTTAGTTTCACCCAAAGCAAATGATGCTGCAGCTTTGTCTAGTATTTCTATATCGTTAATACCACCTTTTTGGCCTTCGTAAGATGTAATTTTTTTAAATACTTTTCTTTCTGCTGCTGTACCTTTATCAATACCTGCTTCTTTAGCTTGTTTAATTAGTTTGTTTAATGTTTGTTTATTAGTAGAACCTGCTAGTTCAGCTACTTTTTTCCAATAATTAGCTTTAAATGCTACCGACCTAGATAATTTATTTGTAGGTACAGACATAAGCATATCAAATGCTTTATCTACAAAATCGTTAGCCATAGTTACGCTTCGTTTATCTGAAAATAATTCTGCCTTAGCTGTAGTAGGTAATAAATCTAAATACTTTTCAAAAAAATCTTTTTTAATTTGTTCTTGGTTTTGCCTAAGTCTTGTTGTAATTCTGTCATACTCTGTATCTGTTAACTCACCACGCCAGTACTTTTCAAAGTCTACATTTTTTAAACCAGACAAATCATCTACTGCATCTTTTCTAGCAATAAATTCTAGTAACTCTGGTTTACCTGTTTCTTGTATCCATCTACTTGATGCTGCAGTAGCACCTTTAGTTGTTTTAGTTGATACAACACCACCTGCTATGTCAGCTAAATTTGCATTTACATAATTAATAAATTCATCAGCTAGTTTTCTACCTGGTTCTGATTGTCTACCTGCACCATTAAACATATGTGATTTAGCACCTGTTACTTTTTTAATGTGGTTGTTTAAATAATGACCTTTTTTGTTAGCATTCTTTTTCAAAGCTCTTAATGCAGCTGCTCTTTTAGCTGCAGGTAACAACTGTATAGCTGCTAACTCTTTTGACAAAGGGTCAAAGTATGCTTGTAAAACATTTCTAAAAGATGCGTTTTTCCAAGAATTAAAGTTTTTACCTTTGTCAACTGTACCCCAAGTACCTGCACCTGCATACCTTCTTCTTATAGAAGATAAAGTACCTGCTGTTTCTGTTAATGCTGATATGTGATAAGCGTTGTTATCAAATGAACCTAGAAGACCTACTTGTGTTTCTGGCCCTCTATTGAAAGCTCGTAATATAGTATCAATAGGATGTCTTATTACATTAGTAGTTCCTGATGCCATCATTCTAATTTGCTCTTCCATTACTACTCTTAATGTCCAAGCTGGTCTTAACAACACTAATGGTTTAAATATTCCACCATAATAAAAATCCATAAATCTACGAACTGTATCTACACTTTCCCCAGCAAATGCTTTACTACCTATAGGGCCTAGCTTTGTATCTAATGCTTTACCTACTCTAAGTAAATCTGTAGGGTTAGGTAAAAATATTTCATCTGCTAATTGTGTAACTGTTAATGGATTCATTAGTAAGGCCTCTTCATCTACAGGTTTACCTTTTTTCTTTAATATATTTTTTAACATACCTGTTAAAGGTAAATCTAAATTACTGTATTTTCTACCTGCTGTTTTGGCCATATCACCATCTGCATAAAACTTGCCCATTACATTTGTGCCTCGTTCTATAAGTTTGACTTGGAAATCAGATAGGCCTGATATACTTCCATCTTTGTTTATTTTTCCACCAAAGTTTTTTACAATAGGGTTTTTAAAATCTTTTTGAAAAAACTCAACTAATACATTTACTACTTCTGTTGGTGCATCATCACTACCTAAAGCATCTAATGTTTTATTAAAGTACTTACTACTTAATTGTTGTGCTGCATCTGCATCTAATTGGTCAGTTGCAAGATTTAAAAGTCTTGTCATCTGTACTAACGAACCATCAACATCTGCTGTAACCATTCTTGCACCATAAGTTTTGTCCATCATTTTTGTTAAACGATTTTTTTTACTTACTATTTTTGGCAACATATTGTTTGTAATTAATTCATTACTTAAATAATTATCTACAAATTTTGTTAATTCTTTATCTACATCTTCAAATTTTGCATTAGCATTTTTTCTTTTAAGTTTTCTTAGTTCATCTAAAAACTTTTTATCAGTAATTTGCTCATTAGACTGTTTGATTATTACTTGTCCATTTTCTGCATTTTCCCATAAAAACTTTTTAAAAACTAAACCTTCATCACCAGCTAAAAATTGTTTAGTAGTTGGTCCGTGTACTGATTTCCTAGCTGCACCTATAAGTCCACTAGATTCAAACTTTTTCATATCTTGCAAGTTAGTAAATGTTTTACCTAACTTACCTACTTTAGATAGGCCTAATGTAGCTAACGCTGTAGGGTCTCCAAATATTTGTGCTACTAAATCTATAGTGCCAGTAATAAAACTATATGCTTTAGTACCTGGTTCTATAATTTCATCAAATGGTTTAAACAACCAACGACCAATAGTAACTGTAGGTGCAACACCTGCTGCTTCAAATTTTGCTCTTCTATCGCCCTGGAACTGTACACCTGTTTCAGCTTTTAATCTCTGCTCTTCGTATATCTGTGGGCCTAAAATATTATCTAGTACAAACTGTCTAGCATCTACAGGACTAACACCTGATTCAACTAAGTTTTTATATTCATCTGTTGTTGTAGGGTCTGTACTTCCTAAGAAAAACCCATCACCTAAATCACCTTTACCAGTAATACCTGCTTTAAATAATTCTGTTTCTGCTGCTGCACTAGCTTCTTCGTGTGACATACCTTGTTGTCTAGCTTCTAAGTATCTAACTTTTTCTGGTAGGCCTTCTTCCCAAGCTGATTGAAACCCTAAAAATAATCCTCTTATTCCTGATTTAGCTTTTTCTTTTACAAAATTAGTTGCAGTCTTAACAGCACCAACACCTTCTTCTTCTTTAATAATAGAATCTTGTATAACAATTTGTTTAAGTCTTGGGTCATCAGGTGAGATGTTTAAACGAGCAGCTCCTACAACAGCTCCTGCTGGTAATGTAGGGTACTTGTCTGCTATAGCTGCAGCTTGTTGTGCCATTTCTTTTGTTGCTAAAGAAGGTTTATTTAACTTATCTTGTTGTTTTCTAGCTTCTTCATCATCTGCTATATCGCTGTCAAATATTGAGTATGACATTATCTCAATAATCTGGCTAAGTTTATATCACCTGTTAAATTGTACAACTCTACTATCAATTCTCTAGTAGTGTCCATTTGTCTTGGCTTACCACCTATGCCTGTTGTTACTGGTTCAAATTGCTTATTAGTTGGAGCAAAAGCATCTAAGTCCAATTGTTTTTGTAATGATGGGTCAACTGGTATTTGTTGTGGTGCAGCTGTTTGTGTAACTATTTCATTGTTAACTTTAGGTGCATCATCTAAGAACTTTTTCATAGCTGTCTTTTCACCATAGGCCATTTTTGTATTGTCTACAAAATTTCTAGCTGCAGGTGGTGTATTAAGTTTTGTTTTGTTTATTTTAGGTGCTCTACTCATCTTCTTCCTCATCATCATAAAACATAAATGTAGAACTTATAATCATATAGCCAAAAGGAAATACTAATGGTGGCATTTGGTCTTGATATATCTGTGGTGACAGTAGTGTCTCTTCTAATAATATATCATCACCAAGCTCATCTACTTCACCAAGTGAGTTGTGTACTATGTCTGCAAACTCGCTATTTATATTCATTATCCACCTAATCCTTGTAATACTTGGTTAATGCCTGGTGGTGGACCTTGTGGTGGTAAGGCCTCACCTCCAAGCAATTCTTGTTCAGCCACAGGGATTTCTGGTTCTTCTGCAGTAAAGAACTTATCTAAGATATTTTGCATATCATCTGGATTCTTTCTTATCTGCACAACAGCCATAGTTGCTTTAGGGTCGCCCTGTTGGGCTTGTGCTAATAATGTTTCAAACAACACCTTGTCTGCTTTTTCTCTTGTAATTCTTTCGTTAACTCTTACTAAATTATCTAAACCATCTAGGTTTTCTTGTAATGTTTGTGTATCAATAATACCTGCATTTAACAATTGCAATCCTGTAACAATTTTCTGTGGCTCATCATAACCAGCCATAGCACCATACACTCTTCTTGTTTTAAATGATTCTGATATATCTTTAACTGGTTCGTATGTTTCAGAATAAAAAGTGTTATTCATATAACCAGACAGAGCTTTACTCTTACCACCATACATTTTTGTATCCCACTCTAATCGTTTGCTATCAATCATCTCTATAGCATCTGCCATAACTGTGTGATACTCTCTAATCATAAGTGACATACTTGCACCTAGTTCTTCTAATCCTCTACCTGTTGCAAAACTAAGTGGGCTTTGTGAATCATCAGATACAGGATAAGAACCACCTACTCGTAGTTGTCGTTCTATTCTGTCTATTTGTTGAAAGATTTGATAAGGTACATTTGATGCAGGTTTACTGACTTGTGTACCTGGAGCTAGATAGTTTACAGCAAACCTACCTTTACGATACTGTCCTGATTCTATCTCACCAGATATGTTTGTTTCTGTAAATACTGCATCTTCCATAGCAATTATTGACATAACATTTATCTTTGCCATAGAAGCCATAAGTCCTATTATTTGGTCATACTGTCCTTGTAATCTGTCAAAAGCAAATTTCTTTGCAATAACAAAAGCAGGTCCACTATCTAGTGGGTTAGGTATAAAATCAAGAATAGTTGCAGAAGTCATATGAAATACATAAGTTCCATCTAAATTATAATATTCAGCTATTAAGTCACCCTCACCATTTGAGTTAGCCCAGCTTCCGTTGTATGAATCTGTGTAAGCAGAAGCATAAGCACTACCTATTCCTAATGTGTTTACTTTGTCTTTCTTCATAATTTCTGCAGCAAATTTTGGATAGGTTTTTGCTAGAGCTTCTTTAGGTACTCTACGAATAATAGCCATTTCTTTTGGTTGTTGGTCTGCACCAAAGTAGCCAGGGAAACAATTGTAAGGGTCACGAAGTTCTGCAATAGGATAAGGAGTACCATTAGCATCTTTTTTTTCTCTAATAACCCATACAGCAAAACCATAACCAGGTAACCATCTACCTACTTGTGGCATTTGTAAATCTAATTTTTGTACTTCATCATAAGCATTTACAATTCTGCTTATCTTTTCTGCTTTAGCTCTTGCTCTATCAGAATCTTTACCATTAGGTACATCTACTTTTAAGTTTGGAATACGACCAATTTTTTGTGATAAGTGTTCTAAACCTGACATCATTAAGTTAGGTACAGGTACTTGCCAATCTTGGAATCCTTGTAACTGGTCTCCTAATAATGCTGTAATACCATCAGGCCCACCATTCATAATTGCACGAATACGACCTCTAGTAGAGTAAGCACCTTGATTATCAAAGTGCAAGTTAGTTATAGCATATTGTATCTCTTCAGGTGTCATTTTATCCCCAAGGGCTTTCGTTCATATCGCTTATATCCCATTCTCCAAAACTAGGTGTATAGTCTAATCCTACCTCAGCCAATCGTTCTTTTCCTAATCTTCTAACAACTTTTAAAGGAAACCAAGATGCCATTACAACATCTGACTTGTACCCTTTATTGCTCTTCGCCTTATTAGCAGCTGAAGAAAAATAAATTAACTGTCTACGATATATATTACTCTTAACTTCAGAATCTGCACTACCATATGGCAAATTAATCAAGCCCTCTTTAAATAATTGTGACATAGACCCTACACCAAATATTGGGTCAAATTTGTTTCGTTGTGTCTGATGGCCTTCTGTATATATACCAAACCTTGCACAGTAATCTTTTATTTTTTCATCTTGCCTAATAGCTTTTTGAAAACCATTTTCTTCAATAACCCAATGTGCTAGACCGTACATTTCATACCATTTTTTTATAGATTCTCTAGCTTGTATTACACCACCACCTTCTTCGTTTTCTATATCTACTAAATATAATTTACCTGTGTCTGGATTTGCAGCCCATAACACACAGGCTTGGAAACCTGTACTAGCTGGGTCTAATCCTGCAATTAAATGCGTACCTGGTGGTATGTGGCCTATAACTCTGTTTACATCTCTACAGTTATCTATATCATCTGAATTAAACATTGTTATACCATCAACAAATGCTTTGTTAAGATATACCATTTCAAATATAGCTTTACCTCCTGTAGTTTCAGCTGCAGTTTTTCTTGATGTTAACCACTTGTAAGTTCTTTTAGTTGGCCACAACATACAGTCTTTGTGTTTATTTATTTCGTGTTCTGGCAATACACACTCTGTACTGTGTGCTTCTTCTACTATTGTTTGCATTTCTGGGTTTTCTAATAAAAAGTTATATAAATCTTCTGGGTGCTGTCTTGACCCTATAACAACTACAGCAGTATGTTCCTCTTTACGAGATGACAAAGTAGTTGTCCACCATTGTCTAGTTTGTTCTCTAGCACTAGGTTGTATTGTTGTGCCGTGGTCCTCAATGTCATCTGCAATAATTAAATCACAGTCACGAGAAAGTATCTTACCACCTTTACCTACTGACACCATTGTAGGTGATTTAATACCAGTAACAGTTCTTGTACCTACAGTAAACTGTCCAGAACTCCAGGACTTACCACTTCTGTTTTTTGGTTGAAACTTATTACCTGGGCCACATATCTCTTCTATTAACAACTCGTTGTTTTCTAATTGGTCTAGTACAGAACCTACTGCATTCTTAGCTATGTCTTCATTACCACCTACCCACATAATTCTTATGTTTGGATTTTTACATATCTGCCATACAGCAAAATGTGTAAGCAAGTCTGTCTTGCCGTGTCGTGGTGGACTAAGTATCATTTGTTCTCCACCTTCTTCTATAGCTTTTATTATTGAGTTAATCCATTTTTCGTGAAAGTCTGCAGTTTCGTATGGGTCACCAGTCTCTGTTTTAAAATATCTATTTCTAAAATCTTTAAAATCTTTTAATGACTCTATAGCTTCTTCAGGTGTCTCCCAGTTTTCCTGGGCTTTTATAATCTGCTTATCTTCTCTATAAGCATTGTACATTCTAGTAACAGTAGATTTATTGACACTTAGTAACTCTGCTACTTTAGCGTGTGTAATTTTTTTGTTTTCAATATCAGAGGCGTACTCTAAAACAAATTTTTCATAATGAGTACCACGATTAGTCTCACCTACAGTCTCTACAACAGTAGCATTTTTTCTTCTTAGGTATGCAGCAGCTTGTTTACATTTGTTACTGCAATATTTACGCTGATTAGATTTTAAGTTTTTTTGGCACTTAGGGCCATCACACTTCACTTGCGTTTATTTTTTTTGCTATTAGGAAAACCTTTTTTCATTTCTCTATATGCTTTGTCAGAAATAGTAGAATTTTTTTTAGACCTACTTGTTCCTGCTTTTTTTCTTTTATTAATGTTTTCATATAAACTCATATTATTTACCCACTTTCTTCATAGCTCTTTTATGTGCTTGTGTAAATGTAGCACCTCTTTTCATAGAGTTTACCATATACTGCATATGTTTTTTAGTATGGTGCTGTGAATGTTTTTTCATAGTATCTTGTTGTCTTTTATTTAAACTAGATACATCTACGCCTTTTATTTTTTTCATTCTATTACCAATCCCTACACGCCCAGTAACGAGCAGTAGTCTTATCTTTAGCAGTAGAACATTTATGT